AGGGAGCTAAACTTGAAGATGGAATGTTGAAAGTGGATTTGTCTTACAATCCGCCGGAAAACAAAAAAGCCAAGGAAATTAAAATCAAATAACGATTTTAAAAATTCTGCGCGCCTCGCGCGTATATCCTACATTTTCGGGGATGTTAAATCCCCGGAAATCTTTCTTTATATAATTGGATTATTTTTTTACAATCATTGTAAGTAATATTACATTTGCGAGCATTTACATCTGAACGAACAAAAATAATATTTTCAAGAGTATAAGGACGTAAAGGATCTAATTTATCTACACTTATAGCAGAAGGCACCCATTTATGTTTTGGATAATTTTTAGGTCTTTCCCACGTCATCGGCAGATTACTAATAGCACATACAGCGCTACCTTTTAGTTCAATATACTTATCCCAACATTCAAATAATTCTTGTTTTGTAAAATGAACTTTAAATCTAGATAAAAGTGCAGGCTTATTTTTAAGCCTATTTTTTCTACAATGAATCATACTCAGGTATAATTTATTTAATTGCTGATATTGTTTTTTCATCATATCCAAGCCTTAAGTTCTTCCCCCATTACTTCTGAAGCTATATTAATTTTTTTCCGAAGGGATCTAACAATTTTTTGATCTACGGTTTCTTCCGCTATAATGTCTACATAGGTTACTGAAAACTTTTGACCTATTCTATGAGCCCTATCTTCCGATTGCATTCTCTTTTCGAGATCATATCCATTAGAATAATAAATAACTGTGTTTGCTGAAATTAAAGTTAAACCATATCCACCTGTGTGTGGAGTACCTACAAAGAACCTACAATTAGGTTTAGTTTTAAAATGTTTAAGAGCTTTGTCCCGTTCTTCGGGAAGCGTTTTTCCGTAATAATGAACCACGGATCCCGGACCATAGCGTTTTTCAATTTTTTTACATATAGTTTGAACATCATATTGATAGTTAGCCCAAATAATAGCTTTTCCTTCTACTTCATCTAATACATCCATTAATTCTTCAATTCTATTATTTTTAATATCCTGAATAGTTCCATCATCTGCAGTAAAATGCCCACATGTAATTTGTTGTAATCGCATAAGTTGTGTTAAGGCATTGACTGTTGTAACTCGTTTACCATTTAAAGTAGCTAAAGCTGTTTGTTTCATTTCATCATAAACTTTCTTTTGTTCAGGAGTCAGAGTTATTTCTCTTTTCATATAAATTTTACCTGGTAAGTCTAAGCAATCTTCTTTTAAGACTCTGTAAGAAAAAGGTTTTAGTTTATCCGACAATTCCCCTAAATTTTTAAAACCAGAAACTAATTGAATAGATCGACCAGCAATATTAGCTGTTCTCATAATTGCGTATCGGGTTCTAAAAGAATAATAAGAAGTGTGATCTAAATGGTAAGGATCTAAAAACTCACATTGGCTATAAAGATCTAAAGGATTTCTCGTTACAGGCGAACCTGTAAGAATTCTTCTATATAAAGCGAGCATACGCATTGATTCGATAGCTTTAGTTCTTTTAGCTTTTGGGTTTTTAATAGTGGTACTTTCATCAATGGCCATTAAGGTTTTGTGTGATCTTAAAAATTTAGCTGCAAAAGTTCTCCCTTTTTCTGTGCTAAAAGCTTCAACATTCATGATAAGAATGTGAAGATCATGCCCGGTTTGAAATAAAGTGTCTAATTTCTCTTGTTGTTTTTTATTGATATGGGCTTGCCACAATACTGCCACATTTTCAATGTGATCTGGTAAGTGAGCTGGAAGCTCTTGTTTATACCAAGTGGATACAACTCCTTTAGGAGCTACAATTAAAGCACCATTAATTCTTCCTTTATCATAAAGCATTGCAACATTATCAATTAACACTTTAGTTTTTCCGGTACCCATTTCCATAAAATAAGCAAATGATTCTTTATTCCATGAACGCTCCAAAGCGGTCAATTGATGACGATAGGGTGTTGTCTTAAATTTATAATTCATCTTTCTACTTGACTTGTTATATAGGATAGATTATATATGTCAACTATGAAAGTAGAAAAAACTGTAGACTACGGAAACGTAAAAAAGAAGAAAGTACCAACCGTGTATGTAATACAAGAAATCCCTGGAACCCGTGAAGGGCGTCCTAAGATTAATATCATGGGAGCTGCAGAATATGGAATTTTTAAATTCTTATTACCAGAACTTTCACAAATCATATTTTCTCCAGGGCCTCTCATCTTTAAACTAAGAGAGGGGCTCAAAAACTATACGTTAGAGGATTACTTGTTATTAACAGGAGATCCTGCAATTATTGGTGTTGCATGTTCTATCGTAGCAGACTTAACCAATGGGAAATTTAAATTGCTAAAATGGGATAAACAAGAAAGAAAATATTATCCTATTGAAATAAACTTATACGAGAAAGGAACATCAGATGCAGTCAATTGATTTTGAGAAAGACCAAGAAGAAGTTCTCGATAGAACAGAGAACATAGATAAACTTGGAGATAAAATAAAACAACTACAAGCACTACAAACACAACTAACAGTGCAAGAAGAGGCGATTAAACAAAAGAAAAAGGATATAGAACATTTATCCGGAGAAGTTATTCCCACTATGTTATCAGAAATGGGATTATCTTTTCTTAAACTTTCTGATGGATCGTCAGTAGAAGTTAAAACAAATTATAGCGCCACTATTACTCAAGCCAAAAAAGAGGAGGCGTTTAACTGGCTTCGTCAAAACGGTCTGGGAGATATTATAAAGAATGAAATATCAGTATCTTTCGGTCGAAACGAAGATAACAAGGCAGCAGATTATGCTGAACTTGCGAAGGGTCGAGGGTTTGAACCGACACAAAAGTTGAAGGTTGAACCCATGACCCTGAAAGCGCTCGTCCGTGAGCGTCTCGAGGCAGGAAAAGAAATGCCAACGGAACTTTTCAACATTTTTGTTGGAAATAAGACAACCATAAAAAGGAAACAATAACCATGAACAACGAAGCAAAAATCACGAAACGTGATCAAGCAGGACCATTAGCAGAGAGTATATTCGAAGCTGATGCAGGTGCAGGTATTTCAAATATAAAGCAAGATGATCTTGCTTTACCATTTTTGAAAGTACTTGGACAATTATCTCCCGAATGCAATAAGAGGGACGCAAAACATGTTGAGGAGGCAGAACCCGGCATGATTATCAACACAGTTACAAACGAACTGTTTGATGGCGTAAAGGGGATAGATGTTTTGCCAGTGTATTACAAAAGACAATACATTGAATGGCAAGACAGAGGTGAGAGTCAAGGAGCTCCGGTACATATCTATGAAGCCGGTGATGACATACCACAAACTACAAGAGACAAGGGTAATAAAGATAGATTAGCCAACGGCAATTATCTTGAAAATACTGCAAGTCACTTTGTAGTTGTACTCGGTAAAAATCCATCTTCAGCTTTGATTTCTATGAAAGCGACTCAATTAAAAATTAGTCGTAAGTGGAACTCAATGATGATGGGGATTAAGATGCAGGGTAAAAACGGTTTGTTTACTCCGCCAACATATAGCCACATTTATAAACTAAAAACAGTACAACAGTCTAACGACAAGGGTACTTGGTTTGGTTGGGATGTATCGAAAGTTGGTCCAGTGACTAATAAATCAGTTTATCAGATCGCTAAAGCTTTTTCGAACAACGTCGCAAAAGGCAATGTTCAAACTAAGCATGGGTCTGGTGAATCCAAATCCGACGCACCTTATTAAAGAATTACCCACAAGGTAATTAGTTTGGGCGGCAGCGGGAGACTTAAGCCGCCCTTTCTACAGGATATTAATTATGAAGAATTTTATAGATTTATTTTCAGGACTACAGAGAGCACATGGGTGTACCTATGTTGAAAAGAAAAATGCAGACGGTACTAAGATCAAAGGAAAATCATTTGTTAAACGTGAACCCGTAACAGAGAAACATTGGCAAGATCATTTAAATGGAATTGAGCCTAGTTTAGGAATCATACCTATTAATGAAAAGAACAAATGTAGATGGGGATGTATAGATGTTGACAAATATAATTTAAATCATAAAAAAATTATTAATCTTATAAACAATTATCAACTTCCATTAACTATGTGTCGTTCCAAAAGTGGGGGAGCACATATCTTTTTATTTACTACCGTTCCCGTGGATGCGTCGTTAATAAGAGATAAGTTGTGTTCAATAAGCGCCTTTTTGGGATTTGGTAATGCAGAAGTTTTTCCAAAACAGGTTGAATTAAAATCGGAAGATGATACAGGAAATTTCTTAAACTTACCATATTTTAATTCTAATAATACAACAAGATATGCCTTTAACTTTAAAGGTGAAGCCATTACAATATCACAATTTTTTTTATCAATAAAAAGACTTACTCCTGACGAATTAGAAAAATTAGAATTAAAAAGACCAGATTCAGAATTTAAAGATGGTCCTCCTTGTATTGAATCTTTAACACAAAATAAATTAGATGATGGAAGAGACAGAATTATTTATCAATATATTCAATATGCAAAAAGAAAATGGCCAGAAGATTGGCAAAAACATATTAATGCATTCAATTATAAATATTTTAATCCACCACTCGAAGATAGAGTCGTCCAAGATAAAATTAAATATCATGAGAAAAAAGAACTAGGTTTTAAATGTAATGAAGAACCTATGTGTAATCATTGTGATAAAAAACTATGTTTAACTAGAAAGTATGGAATAAAAGGACAATCTCTTTTTCCTGATCTAAATGATTTACAAAAAATTAATTTAGATGAACCTTATTATTATGTGAATGTCGATGGAGAAAGAGTTAGACTAAAAGATACATCTTATTTACAAGAACAAAGATTATTTCAAAGAGCAGTGATGGAACAAGTAAATAAAGTTCCCCCAACATTAAAGAAAAAAGAATTTACAGATATGGTTAAACTATTATTTGCTGGCATAGAAATTATAGAACCACCTAAAGGATCATCTAAAGTAGAACAATTACTAGATCATCTAGAAGAATATTGTACAGATAGAACAGCATCAGGTGCAACTAAAGAAGATATGGTAAATGGTTTAGTATGGACACATGAAGGTAAACATTATTTTATATTTAGAGAATTTTTTAATAAGTATTTATTAAAGCGAAGATGGGCAGAGAAATATGATGAAACACAATTATTACTTAGAGATAAATGTGGATGTATCATTGAAAGAGTAGATGTAGGAAATAAAAAGAAAAGTGTAATGGTTATTGGAGAATTTAAACCAATGGCTGATGTATACAGACCAAAACAATTTAAACCGAAGGATGCGTTTTGAAAACTATTGTATTAGGTCCACCAGGTACAGGTAAGACCACCACATTATTAAATGAAGTAGATAAACATTTAAAAAACACGGACCCAAACAAAATTGGTTTCTTTTCATTCACACAGAAAGCTGCATATGAAGCACGAGATAGGGCGATGGAAAAATTTAATTTTAGTGAAGATGATCTCCCATACTTTAGAACATTACATTCATTAGCATTTAGAAGACTAGGTATTAAGAAAGAACAAGTAATGCAACGTAGGCATTATGAAGATCTAGGTAAAAAGATTAATATGCGTATTGATTATAATGAATATGATCAAGAGCAGACAGGTTTATTTACAACTAATAGTGAATATTTACGAATCATACAACTAGCTAAACTACGAAACATAACACCAGAACAACAATACAATCTTAAAGAACATAGTCAGGATTTATCAGTAAGAGAATTAAAAATACTAGCGGGAGAACTAGAGTCATACAAAAAGCAATACAACTTAATCGATTTTAACGACATGATTACAGAGTTTGTTAAGTCTGATGCATCACCTAAGTTTGATGTAGTATTTATAGATGAAGCACAAGATCTATCTCGTATGCAATGGGATATGGCAAAATCAATATGGAATAAGACAGGAGATAGTTATATTGCAGGTGATGATGATCAAGCTATATTTAGATGGGCGGGTGCAGATGTAGATAGTTTTATAACACAAAAAGGCAAACTACTTAATCTCACACAATCATACAGAATACCACGAGCAGTGCATGATGTAGCTATGAATATAGTTGGTAAAATATCCAATCGTTTACATAAAGAATGGCAACCTAAAACACAAACCGGATTACTTTCTTATCATAATGAGTTTCAAAACATAGATATGAGTACAGGAAAATGGTTAGTACTAGCAAGAACTAGATACATGTTGAATGATTTAGAAAATGTATTGTATGCGAATGGAATGTATTACAGAAATAAATTTAAAAAAGCATATGAAAAGGATTTGTATGAAGCTGTAATGGATTGGGAATCACTTAGAAAAGGAAAAGAACTTAATGGTGAACAAGTAAAGAGAATAGCTTCCTATATGAAACCGGATCAGTTTAGTAAGAAAAGAATAAAAGAATTTGTATCAGATAATTTATATAACATAGGAGAATTAAAATTAAAGTATGGATTAAATACAGATACGGTTTGGTTTGAATCTTTTACTGCAGCTCCTGAAAAACAAGTTCATTACATTAGAAAGATGAGAAAGAATGGTGAAGAATTAAATCAAGAACCGCGTATTTTATTATCAACCATTCATGGAGTCAAGGGCGGAGAAGCAGACAACGTAGTTCTCTTAACAGATCTCAGTAAAAATACACAATCAAATTATGAAAGATATCCAGACGATGAGAACAGATTATTTTATGTGGGTGCGACAAGAACAAAAAACCACTTGCATATTGTTCGTCCAAAGGATATTTATAAATCGTACAGAATATGAAGAAAGATACATACAAAAAACAAGTCGGAGGATCCCACTACCGGGACATGGTTATTCAGCCCAGTGAATTTATAAATAAAAATAATATTCCTTTTGCCGAAGGCAATGCAATTAAATATTTATGTAGACATAAACAAAAAGGACAAAGAGAAGATTTATTAAAAGCAATTCATTATTGTGAGATGGCAATAGAAAGAGATTATAGTGATGACACTGAACTTCCTCTTCCACATGGATTTAGTTTTAAGAGGGAGAATAAATAATGCAAGTTCCTTTATTTAAACCACAAACAGAATGGATCCCACCTACAGATTTTCCAGACCTATCTAAATATGATGAAATAGCAATAGATTTAGAAACAAAAGACCCAAACCTTAATGAAAGAATGGGATCAGGATCTGTTGTAGGGGTAGGAAATGTTGTAGGAATATCTCTAGCTACGCATGATTGGTGTGCTTATTATCCAATAGCTCACGAAGGTGGTGGCAATATGGATCGTAAGATGGTTCTTAAATGGTTACAGGACCAAATGAATACTGACTCAATAAAAATATTTCACAATGCAATGTACGACATCTGTTGGTTAAGAGCCATTGGTATTACAGTTCAAGGAAAGATTGTTGATACAATGATTGCATCCAGTTTAGTTGATGAGAATAGATTACGTTATGATTTAAATAGTTTATCTAGAGATTATGTAGGTAAAGGAAAAGACGAAGCAGCATTATATGAAGCAGCCAAGTCATGGGGAGTAGATGCTAAAGCCGAGATGTACAAACTTCCAGCCATGTACGTTGGAGCTTACGCGGAGCGTGACGCCCAACTCACATTGGAGTTGTGGCAGGAAATGAAAAAGCAAATTTTACATCAGGATATTCAATCTATATTCGATATGGAAACAGAGTTGTTTCCCGTTCTAGTTGATATGAGGTTTCTCGGTGTACGTGTAAATCAAGAACAAGCTGCGAAAGAAAAGAAAACATTAGTAGAACAAGAGAAAAAATTACTTCATGAAGTGTTAACAAGTACGGGTATAGATGTACAAATTTGGGCCGCAAGGTCCATTGCTAAAGCTTTTGACAAACTTAAACTTCCTTATGAACGAACTCTCAAGACGCAAGCTCCTTCATTTACTAAAAACTTTTTAGCTAATCACTCACATCCAGTAGTTCAAAAAATAGCTAAAGCTAGAGAAATTAATAAAGCTCACACTACATTTATAGATACAATATTAAAATATTCACACAAAGGAAGAATCCACGCAGAGATTAATCAATTAAGAGCCGAGGGTGGTGGAACTGTAACCGGAAGATTCAGTATGAACAATCCAAACTTACAGCAGATACCAGCACGGAACAAAGACCTTGGACCACGGATCAGATCATTATTTATTCCGGAACAAGATCATACTTGGGGTTGTTTTGATTACAACCAACAAGAACCAAGATTAGTTGTACACTACGCAGCACTACAAAATTTATATGGTGTAGATGAAGTAGTACATGCCTATCTAAAAGGAGATGCAGACTTTCACCAGATTGTAGCTGATATGGCTGACATTCCTAGAACTCAAGCCAAGACAATCAATTTGGGTCTTTTCTATGGTATGGGTAAAAATAAATTACAAGCAGAGCTTGGTGTAAATAAACTTCAAGCTGAATCTCTATTCAAACAATATCATTCTAAAGTTCCATTTGTTAAACAACTTATGGATGCTGTTATGTCCAGAGCTCAAGGTGCTGGTAAAGTTAGGACTCTTTTGGGTCGACTGTGTAGATTCCATTTATGGGAACCGAATCAGTTCGGTATCCACAAGCCATTGCCTCACGATGCAGCGCTCGCGGAGCACGGACCAGGGATCAGGAGAGCATATACGTACAAAGCTTTAAATAGATTAATACAAGGATCTGCAGCAGATATGACAAAAAAAGCAATGATTGAATTACATAAAGAAGGTATAATACCTCATGTACAAGTTCATGATGAATTGGATATTTCTATTGGCTCTGAAAAAGAAGCGCAAAGAATAAAGGATATTATGGAAGATGCAGTAACACTTGAAGTTCCTAACAAAGTAGATTATGAATTCGGTAAAAACTGGGGAGATATAAAATAGGAGGTTAATATGGAAAATATTACACAACATGCTAAGAAAATATGGAACTTAGCAATTAATAATAAAAAGGTTACAGGAGTAATTGTAGCTGTTGTTATTATTTTAATAATTCTACAATAATTATATTTTATGATCGATGGCATATTTAAATGCAAACATACCTGTTATCTATTGTCAGATAAGACGTGAATATCTTTATGATCTCGAACAACATCAAGGAGAAACTGAAAACTGCATGGTTTTTGGGATTGCATCGATTCCAGGGCGCTCTCTATTGTTTCATGCAATTATGGAAAATGGTGGCGTCTATTATCGTTTACCAATTAGCGCGTTTGTCCAACACGGCTTTGATGTCAAAAAAGTTCCTAGGACTCGACTTGACCAGTTGGAGCTTTGGAATTGTTTCAGTTACTATCCTTCTGTTATTGTCTTCGATGCACTAAGTGTATCGGGGAAATACTGGGGAAAAGACGGGAAATGGCACCCCGGATCTTATCTTTTTACTGTTGACTGGGCCCATCCAGAGAGTAATATAGTAGATACGGACCATTCCGAAGTTCCGCAAGAGCACAAGTGTGCACACATAATGGCCTTGGAAGATGGCAATTATGCAGCTCAGCCAAACAATAGAATTTTATGGCATATTCCTTCTTTCACGGTAAGGAATGAAATACCAGATTGGAAGGTCCAAGAAACGGTATGGAGTGTAGAAGATAGTCGTGAATGGAGAACTGCCGATACGGATAAGTTCTTTTATGATATAGAGGATAAAAAACATGATAAAAATTAAAAGATTCTTTAGAAAAATATCTAATTGGATTACAGCACAATATAGTAAGATAGGTAAATAACTATGGAACAAAGAACCTGTAAGAAATGCGGACATTTATGTCATTGCATAGAAGCTGATCACGTCGGCTGTAAATGTGATGAATGTAGATGTAGCACTGCTGAACCCGAAGGTGTTGTAGTAGATGACACTCAAGAATGTGAGATGTGCCAATGAATAAATTTTATTTAGTACTGGCATTGTTATTTGCATTAAGCGCCTGCTCGGTGGGCAAAAAATGTACCTATACACAAGATGGAACTAAAATTTCCTCATGGGTATGGTTCCACAGTGATGGTAAGCCGATAGATTTAGATAAAAATAACTGTGATTAAAATGAAAATAGAGGCAATACACAATGAAATATCAAACTTTAAAAATTTTAAAGATGAGAAGCCTTATAAAAAAAAGAAGAAACAGGGCAATTAGACTTATGGGATGGGTAGTTTTAGGTTTAGTAATATGTATAATTTTTGCAAGTTTAATAGGATGTGTAGGTTTTAATGGCTAATAAACCTCTCAAAATTTCAGAAGAAGCCGCAGTTCAGATGCCGATGAAAACGGTTGCCTCTTTGATCGCCATGGTCGCGATCGGGACCTGGGCTTACTTCGGTATTATTGAAACTCAAAATCGTGTCACAACACAATTAGAAATTATGTCTAAAGATTTAGAAATGAATACAGAGTTTAGAATAAAGTGGCCTCGGGGCCAAATGGGGAGTTTGCCTGCTGACCAGGAACAATTTATGATGATCGAGGATCTTTACAAGTCCGTAGATCGTTTAAATAAAGCTATTGAAGATGGTATGCATAACAAAGTTAATATTGAATTTTTACAGAAACAGGTTGAGAAACTAATAGAAGATGTTGAAAAACTGAAAGATGCTAATAGAGAAATACATTATCAAAATGGAAATGCAATAAACCAATGAAAATAAGAAGTAAAATATTAGAAGTTACAGATAAAATAACAAGCTGGCATTTTGCATTGTTTACATATGTTGCACAAAAGTCTAAAAAAAGTATATGGTTTACATTGCTATTATTATTTTTAGCAGCGTATGAAGTATTTGAACATTTTGTTATACCAGGATTTTTAATATGGTGGGGGTTTATTAAATGATTATGTACAACCATCCTTTTGACATACATATAGCATCAATGTTTATTTTTATAACCCTGTATTTAGTAATGGAGATTATATTTTAATGCTTATCGAATCAGTGGTAGCCCTGCTTATGTTTGTAGGACCAGAAATCAAGGAACACAGAATACAAGAAAACATGGCTTTATGCCTTCGTAGAAAAAGAGTTGCAGAACGTGATTTTAATCCAAACGTAACTTATAAATGTATTAAATCTAAAGCAGAGATTGAAATATATTTAGACGAAAAACATATTAAAAAATTAATTTTGGAGTAACTATGATTTTAAAATTAAAAAGATTATTTAGAAAAATTAAAAACTGGATTTTAAAAAACTATGAGTAAAATCTGTAAAAACTGTAATCATGCATGCCACTGCGACAATCAGGAGCATATAGATGAATACGCAGATATTTGCCAATGTGGCCCGTGTAATTGTGGCGATGAATGAAATTTATATTAATGATGGTAATCTGCTCTGCTTTAACAGGGGAGTGCGGAGAACCTAGTACCTCTCCATTTGAATATGAATCTCATTATGATTGTGCCCATGCAGGGCATTTAACAGCTATTACTATAATACAAAATCTTGGCTCTGCGAGAGTCAATACTGATTATATTTATGTTCAATTTAAATGTCTAGAACAACGTAATTTATAAAACCAACTATGAGAAAACTCCTTATTATAATACTCGGTTTACTTATCCCAACATTAGCTTTTGCTGGATCTACCCAAACGAATACTTCGGGTAGTAACACGGCTATTGAAGGGGGCTATACTTCAACAACAACTAATGAGTATGCCTCAGGGTCTTCAAGTAATTCCACAACAAATAACACAACTAACTCTGATATAAGATCCTCTCCACCAACTGCAAGTGCCCCAGCATTTTCTGCTATGTCACAAGATGTATGTAGTTCAGGAGCAAGTGTGGGTGTACAAACATTT